AGACTTCAAAGTCTATAACCAGGTTAAAACCTCCACCTGCGCGTGAGCGCTGTGTTAGCAATAACCAGTGTCGCGTACCTGAAGAGTAACTTTCTGAATGGGTTAACCCCCATTCTGGGAGTGTGGAACTGGTCTTCGGATAAAGTTTCATTTCTCCTAGGGCTTCGGCCCCCCTTAGAAGGGATCCTGCAGCCCCCGTTGCCCATAGGGCATTGGGGAAACTGAAGGTTAGAAGGTTCTTTAACTATCCTAATTCCACGAGTATTGCAAGACGATGTACCTCTGCGATCTAGTGTATACGTTGTATCCACCGGGTCGTAGGGGAGTAGGTTCTACTCAGGTCACTCAACCTCAATCGAAGTAAAAAGAGACGGTAAACCGTTCCTCTGGGCCTTCTAGGGCTGTGTCTGCTTACGGGTTAATACCCCTATTGGTAGACTTTACAGAGGGGATCTTTGATTGGAAAGTCCAAAACACAACAAATGAAAAGAAATAACAATTCCTTAATCAGTTTGTTGCGTTCTGGAGAATTACGAGAACTTAAAGTTCTTTTTAATAGGATTACCAGTGTAAAATCTGGTAAGGGTTGGATTAACTGATTCAATAGAATAGTTGATCTAATCCTGGTAGGAAAGAAACCATCTTGGACAAGAGCCACAGTAGTCTTTACTAGAACTGCATTCCGTCTATTGGCCAAGTCAGGGAGACCTGGCTTGGTTCTGTATCTGAAGGCGTGTAACGTCCTTCTTATGCAGGCAGTAGGAGGGATGCAGTTAGATGGGACTCGCGGCTTAAAAGTCGCGGTGTCTCGTTCGGCTGATGGATTACCCCGTGTCATACCCCGCACCCAGCGGGGGTTGATACGAGCGGGTGATAGGAAGGCTTTAAGAATCTGATTAAGTCTATTCTCCCTGTATAGGGTAATAGAATATAAAGGGTCCTTGAAGTTGCGTACTATCACTGCTCCGGGAGTCCCGATAAGAGAGGAATCCTACTGGCAGGAAGACATTAAATCTTTCTTCCAGATGGTGGGAATCTCAAATCGTGGAGACCTGAAGGCGAAACTTCACAGTCCTGTAAAGGCTATGATTTATAAAAGTAGTCCGTCTACTGCTGCTCTGAATGAGAAGGAGGGGTTTAAGTACTCCACTTCTTGACTCGGTATACAGCAGGCTGCCTACTCTCTATATACTAGCGAGGTTTGGACTCAGTTCGCTGAGTTCCATGATTCGATAGCGGGCCCCTATCTTAGGGACCGTTATTGAAACTTCGTGAAACGTATAGAGGCGTTAGCGGTGACGGTTGGATCGCTAATAGATCCAATGATGCCCAATAGAAGTCTTTTTAGGGATTTCCCTAACTCTATTGGTCGTCTTGGATTAAAGCAGGAAGCTGCCGGGAAGGTGAGAGTCTTTGCAATGGTTGATTGCTGGACTCAGTGGTTGTTAAAACCACTCCACCTAGGGATCTTTGATCTCCTAGATCGCCTTCCTACAGACGGTACTCATGATCAGTTAAGACCGATAAAGAGATTGATCGAACGGGGTCATACCCGTTTCTGATCTTTTGATCTATCGGCCGCAACTGACAGATTGCCCGTCTCTCTGCAGGCGTACCTATTGAATTATGCCTTGGGTGAAACCAAGGAGGGTAATCCAATGGGTCGAGTCTGGTCGGAGATACTGGTAAATCGGGGTTACAGACTTCCCGCGTCTGCGAAGAAATTCGCTCGCGAGAGTCTCCCTAACCATGTTATGTATGCCGTGGGTCAGCCGATGGGTGCTCTCTCTTCATGAGGGATGCTTGCCCTGACGCACCACTTCCTCGTCGCACACGCTGCACGTAAGTGTGGATATGCGATTGGCACTTTCTCATCTTATGCCATACTAGGTGATGATATTGTAATTGCTGAAGGGCGTGTAGCCCGTCAGTACTTACAACTAATGCAAGACCTTGGCGTAGAGATCGGTCTGGCGAAGTCTTTAGTATCCCGTAATGGGGTGCTAGAATTCGCTAAGAGGTTTTTCGTTAAGGGGGAAGACTGCTCACCAGTTCCGTTAGCGGAACTGGCTGTAGCCTTCTATAGTGGAATGGCGGGATTGGAGTTTGCCCGTAAATACGGTGTCTCCTTCTCTCGTTTCACGTCTGTGTTAGGGTATGGTTATCGGGTTAAATCCCGTTTAGCTGTGCTAAGTCACTTACCAAAACGGCTCAGAAATCTGGCCTTGGCTTGGTTTGGTCCCTCTGGGGTTAAACCCGTAATGCTGGATCAGTGGGTGTTGATGAATTCGGCTTTGGAGCCGATCATAGCAAACACTGAACGAGCACTACTTGACTTCTCCGCGTCATGTCTGACGATACTGGAAACAGTTGAACTCAGATGGCGCAGATTTGTTAAGTCGACATCCGGTTTTACCTGGAAAGACTTACCCAAGCCTAAGTGGGAGTATGAACTATTGCCACCGGGATCGGATAAACCGTCCCCCGATGATGATAGAGCATGACTAACATATTTTACCATTAGAGATCAAATCCGACAGGCCTTCCAAGGCCTTAAGATAGATCTAAAGGAAATTGAGATGTCCGTCCGTGGTTGCAGAAATGTGATTAAGTTCGGTGAAAAGTTTCAGGAGTCTGATCTAATGGAGTTGCGTAGTATGTATTCAAAAACGATGCTGCTGCGTAACGTAAGGCAGATACTTCAGCCTCGGCCGAAGGACTCTAAGGAGTCTTTCGATCGAGTTCTAAAGTTGAGAAAGCACCTGGCGACAGGGATCCAAAAGGTAGTAGTGAGAGGAGAGGGTTTCATTACATGAGACCCTCAAGTGAAACAATTGTTTGACAATCCGAAGAGTAGTCCTGAAGAGGACCGAGGTACTGATAATCAATAAAGGTACTGGGCTTGATAAGATTGTGGGGTAGACGAAAGTCCGATGCTTACCTCTAGCGAGATAGCTGGGCCCCTTGAGAACAAAAGGATTAGGACCAAACAGTGAAGAGTAGAGAAATCCGAGGACCGAAAGGTCTGGGCTTGATAATGTTTGGGACTAGAAACTCTCCTACGAAAGCTTCTTTTATAGTGGTTCGAGTTCAAGGTGTTACTAACCTATCTTCAATAGTCTCCTTTGGGAGATTAAAGAACAAATAAGTAAGCGTACCTGAACGTAA